CCGATGCGCGCGAACAGATCGGCACCCGCACCCGCTGTCGCAATCGACTGACCGAAACACAGCAGCACATCCGCCGGTGTGGTGGCCCCGGCGATCTGCACGTAGCTCGCGAGCGGCCTGCCCCCGCCCCAGCAGCCATGCACGATCTGAAACGCCGCCCCGCTCCAGAACACGCCCACCGGCTTGCCCGCGCGAAGCTCCCCGCCGGTGCAGCCGTTGCCGCTGACCTGCACGGCCTGCGCGCCCAGCCCGTTGATGCTCAAGGTGGTCGCGCCCGTGTTGGTCGCTGCCGGGATGAACCAGAACGCGGCCCCGATGATGTAGGCGCCCGGCGAGATCGCGGCATTGCCGGTGACGGCGTTGGTGCCCGCCACCCCGGTCAGATAGTTGAACGCCCCGTCCTGCACTTGGCTCGCGCGCGGCAGATGCGCCCGCGTGGTCGCAGGCAATGCCGTCTGCGGCTGCGTGAACACGTTGGCGACATTCAGCTGCGGGGTCAGCGACAGTTCCGCCCCGTTGTTGTTCACCTGACTGACGATGAACGAGAAGTCCTGCATGACCTGCGTTGCGTCGGCCACCGTGCCGTTGGTCAGCGTGATGGGCAGCGCGCCGATGATTGCCATGTCTTAGGCCACCTGTTGAGTGTTCATGTACCCGAGTTGCTGGTAGCGCACCCATGTGCGCCCGAGCGCGACCCCGCCTTGGGCCGTGCAGCGCACTTGAAACTGGATGCGCTTGAAGATGATCGGCTCGGTCCACGGCACGTTGAGAATCTGGCTGATGTAGCTCGATGCCGCCCATTCGAACTCGCCCCACGTCACCGAGCCCCACAGCGCGCCCACGTTCAGGATCGTGATGGTGGCCTCGTTCAGCGACGCGCCGAACTCGTCCTGCGCCTGGATGATGTACTGCGAGGACTGCGAGGAGCGCCCCAACTCCATCGTGGTTTCCACGATGGTGTTCATGTTCATGTCGCCCTGATCGCTCATGAGCGAGCCTTGCATGAAGCATTCATAGACCACGCCGTTGTCGGTGTAGACCGATTGCGCCGATTGCTGCGTGGGCGAGGACAGGAACAAGACCGCGCCATGCGTGGAAGAGGACAGCACGAACTGCTTGCCCAGCGGCGAGGCGCAGTCGTAGCGGAAGGTGTGCGGCCCGTTCCAGCGCCGGTAGCGTTCATCGAACCAGAAGTCCAAGCCATCCTGCGCGATGCCGTTGATGACCGTGTCCAGGCTGATGCGGTACACGCCCGCGTTGTAGCACCCGGCTGCGCGCGACTGCTGCGCGGGTGTGGCCTCCGCGAAGGGCAGGCGCAAGTCGGGCAGGCCGTCGGGATCGCCGCGCCGATTGTTGAGCGGGATGACCATGCCCGCCACGTTGACGACGTAGACCCCGTCCGCGCCCATGAACTTCAAGCCCTCTGGCGTGTTCCAGCACGAGCGCGGCGCGAACGTGCCCACGTTCTCGGCCAGCTGCTGCACGAGCAGGTTGCTTTGCGGGAGCGTGTCGATATCGCCGGTCACTTGCCACATCGACATCTTGGAACCGGCAGTGGACTCAACCGATGCCTTGAACACGATCAGCGCGCCCAGCACGCCCTGCACGCTGGTGCCCATCGCCAAGGGGGCCAAGGCGCTGATCGGCGTGTCGTCGCCGAAGGTGAGCACTTGGATCGGGGGACCGGCGGTGCGCTGGAGCGGGAGCAGAACGTCGCTGAACTCGATGGCGTTGTTGACCGCGTAGTAGGCGCGATTGTTGTAGTTGACCACCGCCGTTGGCACGTCCGCGAAGCCAGTCAGCGCCGTGTCCGCGCAGTCGTAGATGGGCGCGAGCGGAATGTTGACGTCGATGTAGCCGATGAACTTGCCCGGTGTGCCGTCGTAGCCCGGATGCGTGATCAGGATGTAGGGCCCGACTTGCGCCATCGTCGGCGGATTCCACTGGCCCACCGTGGCCTGCGTGAGGGGCAGGTTGAGCGCGCCAGCGCCCGTCACCGGAATGAATACGTTGTCCAGCGTGTCGTAGCAAAACGGCTCATCGAACGCGCCGAAGGTCGAAGTGGACACCATGCCGTAGATGCGCGTGCCCACCGTGATGTGGACCGGCAACCATGTCGGATCGATGAAGCTCGGCTCGGTGCCGAAGTCGATCAGCAGCGTGCAGCCGGGACGCGCCACCGCCACGTTCGGATTGGCCTGATCGAAGATGAAATTACGCATCAGGCGGCACGCGCCGGGGAACGTGTTGGTCTGCTCGAAACCGTCCGCCACCCCTCGGGCGATGAACGGGACGGGATGGGCGTTGCGCAGCATGTCAGTCCGTCAGCTTGGTCGGGCGCAGGCTGGAGTGCGGGCGGTACAAGGTCGGATCGAGCTTGACGCGGATCGGCACGTTGAGCCGGTTGCCCTCCATGATCAGATGCTTTCGCAGCATCTCCTCGCCGCTGGAGACAAAGGCGGGCCAGCGATCATCGTTGGTGATCTTCATCAGCTGCGTGGATACCGCGTGCAGCAGGTAGTCCTGATCCAGAAACCACGGCACCACGTTGAAGTCCACGAGTGTCGCCTGCTTCTTGAAGTAGCGCAGCTGGCAGGGCAGCGGTGTGGTGGACAGCGGATAAATCCAGATGTTGGGCGCCACGCCATCGGCCTGCGTCGGGCTCACGTCCACCGCGAAGTTGTACGGATAATTGGTCACTTGCGGCGAAACGATTAGCGAGTCGTACAAGTCCCAATCAATCGGCGTGATCTCGTGCGGAATGCCGTTCACGGTGTAGAACAGGTCGTACACGCGCTGGCAGTTGACCGGCAGCGCAATGGGCCCGTTGACGTTGGCGGGCACATTGAGCGTGCTGGTCACCAGATTCACCCGCAGGTTGCGGTTGATCGACAGGTCATCGAGCACCAGTTGCATCATCTGCTGGCTCTGCTGCGAGTAAGCCGCCGGTGCCTTGGACACCTGCCGCGCGAGCGCGCAAATCTGGTTGGCCGTCATCATGTGCCGTTGTCTCCGCTGTCAAAACCGCCTTCCTCACGCATCTCGGCAAGGCGCTCCTGGCCCTCCTTGATGCTCTTCTTCAACGACTCCACCGCGTTGCTCGCCGCGTTCAGTTCCGCCTGCCGCTTGCTCTTGGCATCGGACTGCTTGGTGGCCGCGACCACATCGCGCAGGCGCTGCTCCTCGTTCAGCGCGTGATCGAGTTGGCGCACCTGATTGTCCAGCTGCTCCTCCAGCAGCGGCACTTCCTGACGCACGCGCTGGCGGTTGATGATCGTCATCGCCTCATCGAACTTGCGGTTTTTCTCGGCCAGCGAATCGCTGGTGAGGAACACGCCCGTGATGCTGATGTTGCGGCCCTGCCCCGCGCCGCTTTGAATCTGGAATCCGTTGGCGACGAGCGGGTCACGCGCGGCTTCATCCATGTGTCATATTCTCCTTTAGCCCATCAGACTGCGGCGCGTGTTGATCACGCCGTTGGGGCCCAGCGTGTTGTTGAACTGACGCCGGTAGGCGTTCTCGTTGCTGCCGCGAATCGAGCGTTCGTGCTGCCAGCAGCGGTACTCGATGTCCATGATGCACCTCATCATGTCCTCGTCCAGGTCGTACACCTGACCGTGAAAGAAGTCCACGCCGTTGATGCGGATCGAGAAGCCGCCCACCGGCGGCAGGTCGATCATGTGCTTGTAGCTTGGCTTGCCATTGTCATCGAGGCTCACCATGTCCAGGTGCGGGCTCACCTTCTCCGAGAGCAGCTGCTTCAGCTTGTTACGCTCGGCCTCGATGGCGTCCGCACGCTGCGCGCGTGCCTCCATCTTCTCGTAGTTCGCCAGCTTCTCGCGTATCTCGGCAGGCAGGTCCAGATCGGCATTCAACGTGAGTTTCTTGTCTGTCATCACAAGCACCTTTCAAAAAAAACGGGGGCCATTAAGCCCCCGGTAACACTCTTGCGCGTTGACCCCGAGCAAGAGAGGGAGGTCTAGTTAGGAAACGGTGCCGCTCGTGTAGCCAGCCGCGAAGGCGCTAGCCGATTCCACGCGCGCCATGAATCCTTGGTTCAAGAAGATCGAGCCGTAAAACACCTTCCAACTCACCACCCGCGTCTGGTTGTTCGGATCGGATTTGTCCGCGCCGGTCAGGTAGTGGAACTCGGCGTCGGCCAAGGTGACCTGACCGTAGGCCCCGCGCCCGATGAAGTAGGTCGGGAACACGGTGACCCCTGCCGTTGGTGCCTGCGGCGGGGTCTGCGCCGCGCCGATGCCGGTGATGACCACGCTGGTGTTGGGCGGCAGCTGCACGGCGTTGCCTGCGAGCGGGCCGGAGGTCGGGCCCAGCGCGGTCAAGCCGAGGTTGGAGATGGTGGCCGTGCTGCTCACGTAGATGTTGAACACGTAGCCCGGCACGTTGGGCGTAGTGACCGCAATCGAGCCGGTCGGGCCGGTGACCGAGATGCTGCCCGAGGCGGCATAGATGCGCTGCTCGACCGAGGTCTGCGCCGGTGCGCCGGTGACCTGAATGTTGTAGGTGGCCGAGGTGGCGAGCGAGCCGCCGGTGGCCGAGGCCGTGCCGCTCACTGCCGCCACGCCCACCCAATAGGGGATCATGTTGGACGAGCAGAAGCGCACCCCGCCCCACGCGCCAAGCTCGTTGTTGTAGAGCCGGTTGACATCGCTGAAGGCCCACGCCTGCACCACCGATGCGTTCTGGCGCAAGTCCTGCGACACCAGCGGATGCACCAGCGCGACGTAGTGCTCCATGACCGCAGGCGAATTGCTGCCCCGGTTGGGCGAGCGGTCGGCGTCGATCTTCATGTCCTCGCGCTCGTCGCCCATGAAGCGCGGGGCGCCGTAGGTCGTGAGCGAGCCCACCACGCGCGAGACTTCCAAAGGCGTGAGCACGTCGGTCGCGGTGAGTGCGCCGCGTGTGGCACGCCCGTTGGCGAAATTGACCTGCACGCCCGACTGCAGGGTCGTGAAGGTGTTGCGCTCCAGGGTTTCGGGCAGCTGCATGCCCACCAGTTCCACCGCTTTTTTGAACAGCGGGTGCTTGATGGTCAGATCGGCCACGTCGGTGATGATCACGCGGTCGCCCCACTGCTGCGCGGTCGCCTGCACCTGCTGCAACGTCATCGCCGATCCGGGCGGGGCTACACCTTCGGTCAGCGGCTGGAACGGCAGCGGCAGACGCTCGTAGCGCGAGGCGGTGTAGGTCAGGCCCGAATGCGCGGGCAAGTCGAGCGGATCGCCGAACTGATAGGCAATCAGCTGCCGCCGCGCCAGTGGCAGCGTCTTGTCGGCAATGTAGTTGCTGACATCGGCTGCGAAGGAGGCTTGCTGATTGACCAGACCCGGCGCGAAGAACCCGCCGGGCAGGAACGGTGCAAGCAGTTGCAGAAGGATGCGGCTCATACGCTCTCGACTCCCCTATAAAAGACGAGCCGACAATCGACCCGTCAAATGCGTTGACCGAGTAGCCGCTTCTCACGCGCCTTAGCGTCGTCGCGGCGCGCTCCCCGGTTGCTGGCATCGCTGCGGTTGCCCGGAGGCTCGCCACGGCGCTGCGTGATGCGTGCTTCTGCTTCTTCCTTGCGCTTGCTCGGCTTGCCCTTCGACTGCTTGATCACTTGCTCGCCGAGAATGAGCGCCAGCAGTCCCATGCGCGGGGCATTGCGGCCCGCGTTGCGCATGGTGGTCAATCGCTTCTCCACTTCATCGCGGTGCTTCTGCGCCAGTTCGTTGCCTTGGCACTCGGTCGCAAACTCGATGGCGTCGAGCTTGTCGGCCAGCACGCTTTCCACCTGTTGCTGGCGCTGCTGCGAACGCTGCTGCAGGCGCTGCGCCGCGTTGTACAAACGCTGCTCGTACTTGAGCCCCGCCGCTTCCTCGCGGCGCTGCATCTCGGCCTCTTCCTCGGCCTCGTTGCGCGTGGGCGCTGCCGGTGTGCGCGCCGCTCTGGCCTCGGCCTCGGCGCGCTCGCGCGCTTCGCGCTCCTGCGCCAGCCGCGCGTTCAGCCGCTCGATTCGCCCCTGCCGCCGCCCGGCCTTGGGCGCGGCGCCGTCGTCAGGCTCCGATTCAGCCTCACCCTCGTCGCCCTCGCCCGCCTCGCCTTCTTCGTCGGCTGGCTCGGCGGGTTCGTCGGCAGACTCGTCCGTCTCGCCCGCCTGATCTTCGCCTGCACCTTCGCCCCCGCCGTCATCTTCCCCCACACACGGACACAACCAGCCGCCCGGCAAATACGCTGCCAGCAGCCACTGCCATAGCTTGCTCATGCACTGCTCCTCTGTGAGTTACGCCCACAAGTCGAACGGTGAGTAACGTCCCACCACTCGGGTACCGCGCCTGCCTACAGCGACAACGATCCCATGTTGCGGAAGTTGATGGTCGTGCCGCTGGTCACTGTCATCAAGAAACGGCGCGTGGTATTGGTCGCAATCGTCGCCGTCCCGGTAATCGTCGTGCTGCCATCGCCCGCCGTCAGCGTCCCGGTCTGGCCGATGTTGTTGTTAACCACCGTGACCTCCTTGGCGAACGTGCCGTCCTTCACCAGCACATTTGAAAATGCACTGAGCAAGGAGTTGGTGGAGGGCAGGGTCAAGGTGAACCCGGCGCCGTTGGTCACGTCCAGAAAGATCACGCCCTGCAAGACCTCGGCGGCGGTGAGCGCCTGATTGTTGCCCGACAGCGCGCCGGTCTTGGTGACCGGCGTGGGCGCGACCAGATTGGCGTTGTGCCACAGCGCCGAGAGCGGCACCGCAGCCGAGGGCGCGACCCCGGTCAGGTTGGGGAACAGCACGCCCGGACGCAGCCACTGCTGCAACACGCTGGATAATCTGAGCATGGCGTCAGGCCACCATGATCGCGGGCCACGAGAACGCGCCCTGATAGGAGATGGTCGGCGCGGTGTTGAGCAGCGCGGGCCTTGCCGCCGTGATGTTGGGGACCGTGCTGTCGGTGGCAAATGCGGTTGCCACCGGCAAGGCATACGTCAGCTGATAGGCGTTGGGCACGCTCGCTACCGTAAACGTGCCGTTGAATGCGCTGTTGCTCATGTTCGCCACGATCGCGCTGCCTGCTGCCGCCAGCCCGTGCGGCGCCGAGGTGGTGAGGGTGACCACGGCGCTGCTGTATGACATGCCGATGATCGGCACCGGGCATGCGGTGAAGCGCCCGACATACATGCGCGCTGCCGTGGTGAGGATCGTGGTGGTCCCGGCCAGGGTGATGCCGCTGGCGGTGACCAGCGTATCCGTGCCGCTGTTCAGGTTGACGTGCAGGTGCGTCCACGTCGAGCCCAGCTGCGCGCCCGGATAGGCGGCATAGAGATCGGCGGCGGTGGACATGGTGACGTTCACCGCACCCGAGGCGCCGGTGTGGACGTGAATGCCGCCGAGTTCCATCGCGGGCGTCTTGGTGTAGGCCGCACCGGCTTGGGTCGTGTAGCCTGCGTTGCCATACGGCCCGCCGACGTACTGCGACCACGCATTCAACTGCTGGCTGATGGCGGAAAAGTCGGGCACGGCACCAGCGGCCATTTGCTGGTTGCCCGGACCAAAAGGCTGAAGAATTGGCATAGTCGCTCCCCGGTTATGCTGCGCGAAAATTGCTCTCAAATACCCTGAGTGTCAAGTTTCCGACACCTTACGGCGCCCGCGTGCATCGGCCCGTGGTAGCGGTCAGGAACTCAAAGAAGAAGTCGGCCTGCGTATTGGTTGCCACCACCATCGAGCCCACCAGCGTCCAACTCGCATCGGTGGCGTTGGTCACGGTGGTGCTGAACCCGGTCGTGTTCCAGATCGTGAAGACGTAGGCCGAGCCCGGCTGGCCGTAGGCCGAGTTGTACAGGTTCGCTACCGTGGGCAGTTGCGTATTGCGCCCCGCCGTCATGTTGTCGCGCCAATAAATCTGGCCCGCCATGAACTCGGTGTTCATGGTGACGTTGGCATCGGTGGAGTCTTGGTAGGCCCGCCTGAACCCCGAGAGCTTCATCAGGTCGCGGCGCTTTTGCAGCATCGTGAAAGTGATGTTGCCCGCCGTGGTGTGGCGAATCTGCGCCTCCACCTCCATGCGCTCGGGGATGGACGTAAACCCCGCCATCGTGACGTTGAGCCCTGGAATCAGACCCCACAGATAGCCGCTGTTGTTCACCAGCGGCACCGTGACCGACTGACCCACCGCCAGCCCCAACTCCGAGATCAGAAGGGCGGCGGTAGGCAGCGTGTCGTTGGTGTTGGCGGTGAGCCCGCTGCGCGTCAGGCCGCACTGCTTGAGGAAGTAGGACGCCAACAGCGTGACCGCCCCCACCGTGCTCTCCGTGATCGCGTTGCTGGTCCACGATTGATGCTTGGGCGTGGTCACCAGCGGCGACTGCGTGATGCCGCGAAGCCCCGTCATATCGACCGGGTCTTCAATCGAGATGCGCGGGGCGGCGTTGACGGCGGGCTCGATGAAGTTGTTGAGCGTGTAGTTGGACGAGCGCAGGATGACCTGCTTCATCGTGTGATAGGCGGTGGAGGCCACCGAAGTATCGAAGTTGATGCCGTCGTTGCTGGCGCTGGCGCCCGACTGCAGCGCGATGTAGGCTTGCGGGCAGGGCTGATCCAGCTTGATGACACCCGCATGGGTGGTGGCGGCGGTGAGGAAGACGTTGGGCAGCATGGTCACGGTCTGCCCCACCACCGTGTCCACCGTGTAGTTGCCCGCCATCGTAAAACCGTCGGCGGAAAACGAGTTGATGCGCTCGTCGTTGTTGACCTGGGTGTCCGCCGTGGCGCCGAAGGCGCCCTGAAAATCCGAACTGACCCCCGCCACGATCACGACATTGCCCGGCGCGAACGTGTGGACGACGTTGGGCTCCAGCACGCAAGTCAGCACCTGGGCTGCCGACACGGTGCACGACTGCAGCCACCGGCGCGCGCCCCGGTTGATGTCCCACAGGTCGATGCGCTGCCAAGTGTTGTGACCCGTGCCCTGCGTCGGGATGAACATGCCGTGCCCGCCCGCACGGACGACCCGCAGCCGGTTCACGTAGAAGTCGGCAAAGGCGAACGAGCCCCAGCCATCCCCGCCCGACTCCTCGATGTCCAACTCCTCGATGCTGCCCCCGATCATGGTGGCGGTGGTAACCCCGGCCATTCCCACGCCGCGCGCGTTCCAGATGCGGTTGCAGCCGGTGAACTTGATACGCGCCACCATCTTGCTGCGCAAGGTCGTGCTGGCAGGCACGAAGTTGACCGCCGCCTGCACAGTCGCGGGCCAGCCGGTGTAGGCTGCGCCTGCGTTGCCGCAGGTCCAGATCGTGTTCTCGTGGACGTTGATGTCCAGTGCCCCGAAAAAGCCGCTCTCCGCCGAGAAGTACAAGCCCGCGAGCAAGATGTCGCGGATCACGTTGTAGGCGATGGTGCAGGCACCCGCGCCGTTCAACGCGATGCCGCGCGCGCGCCCGATGTGGATCAGGTTGCTGATGATGGTGACGTTGCGCGTGCGCGGGCGCGTGGCGCTGCTGGTGTGGCACAGCAGCGCGATGCCATCGTCGGCGGTGTTGTGGATATAGTTGCCCTGCAGCCACAGGTTGTAGCCGTTGATGATGTGGATGCCGTCGGCCCCGGAGTCGTAGACCTCGCAGTTCCACATGCCCCCGTCATGCCACTGGTCGGTCGCGTACAGGCACACCGCCGAGGCCCAATACATCTTGACGCCGTAGAACCTGGCCGAGCAGTTGCGCAACTCGAAAATGTCGCTCTGGTTGACGTTGCGCTGGCGGTAGATTTGCGGGAACACCGCGCGCCCGCTGCCATCGAGCGGGTTGATCGGGTAGGTGACCGTGGTGTTGGGCACCGCTGCCTGTGGCACTCCGCCAACGACAACTGCGATGGTGATGTTGATGCCGTTGGCATCGACCGCTTCGACGCGCGAAACGCCGGTGGCATAGGACGCGCCGCTCGCGCCCACGATCCAGGGCGTTTGCACCTGATCGCCGACCGCGAAGTCGTGCGGGCCGTCGGACACATCCAGCGTGAGCACCGCGCCGAACCCATCGCCTAGCGCCGCCACTGCCGTGATGTCGTAGTGGCGGTACTTGCGGTTGCGAAATTCCCCGCCCTGCCACACGCTGGCCCCGCCGAAGATCGGGATGCTGGTGGCGCCGACTTGGTTGGCCTCGAAAACGACCCCCGGCGCGCAGTAGAGCATGCCGTTGCCGGTGATGCTGTTCCAGCGCCCGGTGTACTGATACACCCCCGGCGTGAGCACCGCGACGTTCAGGCCCGCATTGAGCGCGGTGCAGATCGCCAAGCAACCCGTGAGGTTGTTGGTGACCCCGCCGTCGCCCGTCAGGTCGGTGGGCGTGACCCAGCCGCGCGACCACTGCGCGACGTTGGGCGTGCCTGGATTGATGGTGGCAACCCAGCCCTCGCCGAATCCGGTCATGTCGGGCAGGCCACCGCCACCCCCGCCCCCGCCGCCGCCGCCCCCGCCGCCGCCGAGAATCTGGCGCTGCAGGTTGTTCAGGATGCCGTTGAGCGAAACGACGTTGGGGCCTTGGCCGTCCCACTCCAGATCGGTTGCGGCCTCGATGGGTACATTGTCGAACAGGCGCGTCATCTGCTTACTCCTCCCGCCCCAAGACCTGCACGGTGAGCGCCCCGCCAGTCAGGGCCACGCCCACCTGCACGGTGATCGCGCTGCCTGCGGGCAGCAGCATGCCGCCTTCGAACTCGCGCACGAAATTCGACAAGATGCCGGTGACCGCGCTGGGCGTCAGGCGCAGGCAATGAATGCCAATGGTGATGCCCCCGCACAGCAAGGTGATGAT